CCGTCAATATACTCACTAGCTGATACGTCATAAACACTTGCTTGGTAGGCACCAACATAAATATAATCAACTATATCTGTAGCATCAGGATAATGCCACATATCAAGCTTTTCATCATAAGTTAGTGTGCCATTTTTAGTAAATGCAGGGTGCAACACATAACCTAGCTTAGGCTCTGAGCTAACAGACCATTTAACTATATTCCCTTCCTTAGAGACCTTCACATAGCATTTAGGTACTTCTACCATTACTTGTCCATCAGTCCCTCCTAGGTTTGCAATACCTCCTCCCTCTTTTTGCAAAGAGTTATTAGGATCAAGGTAGTAGTTAACTGTACCATCGTCTAGTAGCAAACATCGTTTCATGTTCTTATGGACATCTGTCACTCCGCTTGAAACACCCTCGCCCTCTTCTGTATCTGAAACACTGTCCCAAGCTAATGTTGAGTAATTCAGAGCAGTATCTGCCTTATCAAGAGCAGCTTGTATTGCTAACGTTATTGCATTCTGACTCATCAGCTTGTCTGATGCAGCGCCTGTGTCTTGCAGAATGTCATCACTTACTAGATTTTCTGTTGAATTAAAATCAATAGCAGCCTTGACCTTTAGAGGTGTCATTATCTTTTCATCATCAGTACCCTGTTGTGCTTCTACCGTACTTGCTACCGAAAGTGTATCAATAACACGTCTCAGTTCAGCGGTAGCTTCTGCAAAGCTTGCATCTGTAGGAAAGGAAACCAGAGGTTGGTTAGTCTTTCCTGTGTAAGGCCAAGGTTTTTCAAGCTCAATAAACTTATTGCCACTTCCATCAATGTAACCTCGCTTAACTTGTACAGGACTTTCACCCTCAAATATTAGTCCACTATCTTCTTGAATAATGGAAATGTCATCGCCCGTTGTAATTGCGACGACTGTTGCACCGTTTGTAACGCTGGCGCTTGTTGCTGTATACCACATATTTTATATGCTCCTGTAGTGTTTGTTAAAGTATAACACGTCCATGTGTTGTGTCGTTATTTGTGATAGTTACCGTAAAGGCAGTGCATTAACTCATGGCCAAGTGTTTTCTGTTGCTCGCTGATTGATAATTTACTATCTACAACAATATCGCACAAGTTATCGTCTGGCGAGTACAGAGCCTGTCCCATTAGATTGTCATGGTATTCAAAAGCATCCCTTTTCATATTACCGCTCAGTTCTACAGTGACAGATAATCTCTCTCCTTCCCTGTTAAATTCTTTATCAATCTGCTCTGAACAGGCTGATATTAAAATGAGTGGTATTAATATTAGTTTACGCATATTAAGCTTCTTGTGTTACTATTGAAAGTCTTTGTGTTTTACTTCCAAAGATATTTGATATAGTTGCAGTCAAAGTGAACTCTCTATTACTTGTTGATAATTCATTGTCATAATATGTAAAACTTCCCCCTAGAAAGTAAGTTTCTATCTTACCACCAGCCTCAGGAGAGCAGTCTGTACTACCCTGAAACACTTCCTGCCTTAGTAGAGTAGCTCCTGAATATAATTTCAGTGTTACCTCTGGGGTAGGGAGTGTGCCACAACTGCCACTTATTTCTCCCGTAGTTCCGCTAGATGAAAGACTACATACAACAGCGATTTGACCGCCATTACTACCAAAGCTGCCCGTGTCCACTGTCACATTGTTTGCTGTGGAAGGGTTTGCTTTACTTGTCGTCAGTGTGCCTGCGATTATAGATCCGCCAAAGTAAGCACTGCCATCATCACCTAGATATGTTATGGCGTTTACTTTGCCTAAAGCGCTGTAGTCTGGTGTGCCGTCTCCTAGCACTTTACCTGCTTTTTCACCGTACCACTCAATCAAGTTGTTGGGTCCGAAAGGTGTAGCAGATTGCACTTTCATAAAGTTTGCTCCCAGCATCTCAACTTTAGCACCCCTGATGATGCCACCATCTAAAATCGGAGCACTAATCTCCGTACCCGCAATCAGTCTATCACCTGCAATAGTGTCTTTAGCAACAATAGAGCCGTTAACTTGCAAGGCTACAGTTACCCAAGAAGAACCATTATACTGTCTAGCTTGAGAGTCAGTACCATCTACTCTTGTCTGAGTGAATATATCTCCATTAACTGGGTTGCGACCTACTAACGCACTAAAACGGCTGTTAGCTGTTGATGTTGTCCATGAGATAGCTGTGTATGTGGAGCCGTAAAATCCTGCTCCTACTTGACCGTCTGCACCATCCTGACCATTCGCACCGTCCTGTCCATCAGAACCATCTTCACCTTTAAATCTCGACCAAGTGTAGTCTCCTTTTACATTGGATTCTGTAGGAGTCAGCTTGTTAGGTGCGATACCTATGTATAAAGTATTGCTATTAGGTGTTTGGTATAAATCAGTACCATCTGCAAAGTTTGAGTAAGCTATCCAAGTGTAGTGAGTTGTACCATCTGCGCCTGTGTCACCTTTCACACCATCAGTACCTTTGATAAGTGACCAAGTGTACAAGTTAGGATCGTTAAGCTCTATAGGGCTTTCCCGATTATATGCAAAACCAATGTATTCTTTATTAGTTGGGTTATTACTTATACCACCACCACTAGATGTATCGGCATAGCGTATCCAAGTGTAAGTGGATAAGCCGTCATCGCCTTTAGGCCCTTGAACACCTTGTGGACCTCTAGCACCGTCTATCCCTGCTATTTTCGCAGCAGCACTCCAAGCACCAATAACACCATTCGTTACAGTTGCAGACCTCCTGTACAAATCCCCTGTTGTAAATGTATCGTGCCAGTTTGTTGACCCGTTAACTGAATATTGATAAGCCTCATAGATAGTGTCTCCATCTAAAGCACGTATATCATCTTCCGACTCAACAGTGTATCCACCTACTACAACATTGCCCGTAAATACCCACTTGTTCAAATCTGCTCTGTACTGCAAGGCAGGGTTGCCAGCGGAGTCATCAAACTGAACCACATCCCCTTGAAAGCGTAAGCCATTTGTAGAAGAGTCAGCAGTAATGCCTGTGACCGTAGTCTTTCCATCAACTGTCTCACTAACACCGAGGTAAGCACGACTAGATACATTTCCTAATTCATCAATGGTTGAGTCTAATGAAAGTTGTGCATCAGACAGATCACCCTTTGTATTTTCAACATCTGTTGTTAAGTCTGCAAGTGATCTTGCAGTCCCATCTACCTTTGCATCCGTGTTCAATATAAAGGTAGCATTTGCATCAATCTGACCACCTAGAACACCTATAGATGAATCTAGCTCAGTTATTTGTTGTGAAAGTGCCTGAGCATCATTAGCTACTGTCTTATACTGCGTATCTAAAGTAGCAACAGAGTCCCCTATCTCCAGATCCCTGTTTTTCTGATCTAACAGCTTCAACTCTGTGTAGAATTGTATCTCTTCCAGATTGTCACTTTCTATTTCTAATCTGTTGATGCTTGCTAGTTGAGTACGAATACTTGCACCATCAATGGTACTAAGTTCTTGGTTAATAGTATTAACACTTCCAGCAAGACCCTCTAGCTTATCATCAATCCCACCATCCTGAGCGTTGAAGCTAGTGATAGTGGTTGTTATGTTTGCCTCTGCTGCATCCACCCAAAAACTTGCACTATTTGCTTTACTTACAGTGCCTTGCTCATTTAACTCTGTTTGCGTTGCCTTGAGTGAGATTATAGCGCCCTCACCGTCTAGCACTTGAGTCACGTTATTAAGTGTTACCGTGTTTTCATCATAAAAAGTGGTAGTAACGAAACTGGTTAACTGGCCGTTTATTGCATCAACGTCTATACCTAGCTGGTTTACCTGTGCTGTTATGCCGTCTAGCGCATCTAGTTGTGCAGATGGTTTACCAATAGTGATGCTATTAATTTCATACTCATCCGCTACAGAGCTACCTAGCACAATACGTAAACCTGTTACTGTTCCTGTGTAAGTTGGATCTTCTGCTAAGTTTAGGTTCTTAACATTGGTTACACCTATAACGCTGTCACTGATAACGTCTGCGTATGTCTGAGTGCTACCGTCTGAGAAAGTGACAACCAAATCACCTGTAAAGCCGCTTCCTGCTAATCTCTTTATTGTAAGAGTAATAATTGGATTTTCATCTGCTGGATAGTTAAGCGATTGATTTTCTATATCACCCCAAGCTGTACTTATAAATCCATTCCCTTGAGTGATAGTGCCATTTACAGCCGACCAGCCTTCTGAGCTATTGAAGAATCCAAAAGAATATGCAGGAATGATTGCATCCAATGCACCACTTACATATTCTGTCATCTCTGTATAGCTTGCCTTAATTTCCACCTGACCTGCAAGCACATCGATACTTGCATTTGCATCTTGAACAGAATTCCCTAGGTCTACGATCTTTCCAGCATTGATATTAACCTTCGCATCTACACCGTCAATCAAAATACCTGCTTGGGTAAATTGATTGTCTGCGTAGTTATATGCTCTTAATTCTATTGTGCCTGTTTCGGGATTTACTTCAAATGTGGCATCTCTAAGTGTATTTAATTCACTATTGCTATTTCTTCTAAACTCAGCAAGTGAAGCAGTGGTATTGAAAAGCTCCCTATCACTATCCTCTCTTTTTAAAATCTCAAGGTTTAGTTGTGGTCTTAGCTCGCCATCAACCTGATCTCTTACATCGAGGATGTTGTCTCTGACCTCAACAATATCATCTCTAATATCATCAACGTTAGCGTAAGGAACTGTAATACCTACAACTGTCCCTGATGCCTCAGAGTCTGCACTAGCTATGTTAGAAACAGTCGTATATATCTCATACTCACTGTTATAGTCTAGTCCCTCAAGGATAAAAGTCCCTGATTGAGAACCTTCGTCATAGTTTACTCGTACATCTCCTTCAAAAAGGTAACTATCATCTAGTAGAAACTCTCCTGACTCATTGGTTTTTCTGTAATAGACTTTCATCTTTTCCAGCCAAACACCATCATGTTCAAACTCTACCTGAACACCTGTGATAGAATAAGCATTAGCTCTTATCAGGTACATTGATTCAGGTATTAAAACATCAGGTCCAAATGCTATTTGAGATCTTCCATAGTTTGCCCCTGTTTCTCCGAATCCGTCAACCCATGTTGCCTCAAATACATAATCCCTGTTATCATATACCAGTGTATCATTTGGAAGATCTACCTCAGCAACTTGATTACTACGAAATACTAATGCTGTTGCTGGTCTTGCAGAGTTTACGTCTGAACTCTCCCAGACATACACAAGAGATCCTATAACATCTTCTGGTACGCCACTGTTAGAGGATAGTAATATGTCTCCTGTGACTCTTACAGTTATCTCTGGAGAGATAGGTGCATCATTGTTTATTACTCTTGTAACTGTTGGTGCAGATGCTAGTGTATCATCGTATGCAATAAGTCTTGCTGTGAAGTTTCTAGAGTAATCTTCACCAAACGCCTCTGTAAGCGCCTGTGGTGTTATTTGATAAGACCTGCAATCACTTGATAGTCTGTACTCTAAAGTACTTCCACCCTGTGTTATACGAAGTATATATCCCATTAGGTAAGGTGTTTCATTCCCAACCACTTGATCCCATTTTAGTGTGAAACCTTTTCCCGCATAGCTGCCTTGACCTTCTTCTGTATCGAAGTTTGTAGGCTGAGGTATTGGAGATGTAGCAGAATCTGTTATACCTAGATTGATGCTCACACTCTTAGTTGGACTGCTTTCACCTGTCAACTCATTTAATATGTATACAGAGAACTCATATCTGGCAGGTTCAAGTGGGATTGGTAATGTGTTATTTGATACGTCTGTTTGACCACTTGTGACTAAAATACCTGTATTGTTAGGATCTTTCTCCGTGTCTCCTGTAAACTTCTTCCAGAAATAAACATATGCACCCTCTTCCGCATTATCCCAGTTTGCAGAAATACCTGCTGTAGTCTTTATAAGAGAAAGCCCTTGTATCTCCTCTTGCAGCTCTGGTACTAATCTTGTAAGAGGTATTACCAACTCTGTACCGTTTTCTACATAGCTTTGCAATGAGTCATTGTACTCTAAGCACTCTAATTGTAACACACCTTTATTATCTGTTACACCCATGACACGCATCAGTGTAGGTTTAATTCCATCAACATCATTGCTTTCTACAGCAAATGATGTAAAGTCTTCTGGTATAGCTTGCAATGGAGCTGAAAGAGTGATACTATGATCTGTCCATGAAGCTATTGGGTATCTTGCTGGAACACCTCTATCATTGTCTAGTACTAAATATGGATTTGAAATACCCTCTAAACTAATAGGTGTTCTTTTGTCTACAATTATTTTAGTAAGTGTAGTTCCTGCTGCAATCTTACCACAGTAGTTGACTCTTGAATAGATACGATCATAAAGTGCAACCACTTCACCTATTTGCACATCCTCGTGCGTATGCCCTACTGAGAATACATAAGTTGTTGTAGAGGCCTGTGAGGTAGCTAGTACTTTTTCAATCGTTCTACGGGCTTCCTGAGGAACGGTACAGGTATCTGATTTAAGCTTTTGACTTATTAATCCATTCTTTGTAATGGCTAAGTCATCTTGAACTGATATGATATTCTTCTGAAAGTTATTAGTCTCATCTGAATATTCAATCTCTACATAGTTTGTCTTTTTCTTATCAGGAACAGTTGTTCTTTTTACCTTCTCGTCTTGGATGTCATAAGAAGTGATAACTCGTCTGTTGTCAGTCTGTCTATCAATCAGTACACCAATTCTTCCGCTGGTATCCTCATAAAGTTTACCATCTGCTGCACCTACGATTTGGGATGCTATTCTGAAATAATTATCTGCCTTTAAAAGCTCTTGACTGTGCTTGTATCTCTGAGAGCCATCAGAGAGTGTTTCTGACAGATACTTGTCGAACCCTACAAAACTAGCTATATTGATTTTGTCAAGAGGTAGGCCAGCACCCCATTTGTCATCTACAAGAACTGCCATTGCGTTCCAAGCATGACTACCTGATGTGGCCTTGGTAAACTCTCCTAAGAAGGTCTGTTCAGCTCCCACATAAACAGGTACATCAACTTTATAACCGTTGACTAAGTATTCTCGTTTAGGTGTAGATCCACTTACGTCACTAGATACTATCTTACCACTCGCCATTGCAATATCTTTGTAGGTCTGTGTGTCTTTGTATAGCTCTGTGACTATCGAAGCTGCCCAGTTACCTGATGCAACTGTTCTGTATTTATTGGTCAAGATGTCCATCTCAACCTCATATTCCCAGACTCTGTCCAGATCCTGATCTCTAGCTAACATTGTTAATTGTACTGAGATAGGGTTTGTAGAATAAAAGTAAGGGTTGTCTATTCTTTCTGTTTTTACTCGACTACCGTTTTCATCTAAAAGATGTACCGTGAAAGTAGCTTCTGCTCTTTTTCGTCTGTTCTTATTATCTTTGTGGGTAAACTGAGGGGCAGTGAAGGAAATCCTTACACCAGAGACACCTACTCCACTTACTGATCTCTTAAATGTTGTGGTGGTCGATGTGTTGTTATCACCCTCTGATGTATCTGCTTGCTTAGAAATACCATAGGCTCTTTCTGAATAAGGGAAATCACCTTCAAACGGTTGTGTCTCTGTGTCACCCGTGTGGGTGAAAATCTCTGATAAAGGGAACTCCCCTGTAGAGATATCTGTATCATTTATGTATACATTATCAATGGAGGATATTGGTCCAACTGAGACTACATCTACAAAGTTTGCATTACTTTCACTTCCGAAGTTGATAAGGCCAGAGATAGAGTACAAGCTTGGCTTATTAAACCCCTGATTGGTAACTTGCTGACCAATCGTTCTCAACGGCTTTTTGTTTGTTATCATACTCTACTCCTATATAACTTAGAATCCACCCCATATGATGCCACACGGCTACCAGTCCGTCTTCTACCAAGTATTACTGGCATACTACCACCTTGTCCTACAACGTTCTCTGGGTTAGTCCAGTTAGCTCCTGATGTAGTCTCTTGGTTAGCTTCTAGCTTAGGTGCTAGAAGAAAGGCTGCACCTATAGCCACCACTGCAATAACAATTGCTATGATTGTAAGGAGCTCAGCACCATCTGCCTTAGGATAGATATGTATAATTGTTTGTTTATCACTTAGCTCTTGTTCTGGATCAAACAATTCTGTCAATTGTCCATCTTCCGTTTCAAAAGAGATACCTAACACCTTCTCTTTAAGCAACTCTGGGTATGCACATTTAAAAATGATATTGAAAAGGTTGTACATACTGTCTGCATACACTTCTAAAGGCTCTGACTGATATCTTTCTTTAAAAACACCGTGGAAGTGTATTGTTCGTTTCTGTGGATGCTTCATGGTGTCTCCCTAATGTTTGTAAATGACTCACCATCAGTCCCTATGATAAGGTATGGTATGTTTATTGATTGCTGAGAAGTTATATCCATCTGACTAGGATTGTTGTCTAGTTTAGGATGAGAATGGACTAGATAGTCTATATTATTATTCAATATAAAAAGAGTATCCTTGGCAGATAATTGGTATCTGTTTTTTGGGTCTTTTGAAATATTCTTTAATGCATAAAAACTTCCTCCTTTTATATAACCTACCATTTCCTCAGGCCATTTATTTAAAGCCTCTTCTTGGATACTCTTCTCACATTGTAAATTCAATCTAACCTCTCTCTCTTGATATATTTCTGTTAACTGCTGGGAATATGTTTATAGCAGAAGCTGTTCCGTTTGGCTCACCTGCTGTGAAAGAAATTGTAGGAACATTGATCTCCTTAGATAAAGGATCTAGAGTTTGTATAACAATCTCTCCTATCTTATCTCCATCCTCTACATAACTTACTACGTGATCTAATCTTTTCACATATGCTAAGGCATTGGCATCTGGAGATGAATCTAAGAACCTTCCATACACTTTAAGTTCAATAACTCTAGCACCTTGTATGTCACCACCTACCTTGTCTATAAAGCGAGTTATGGTCAAGCCTTCATTATCTGATAAGAAAAGTTTTGCACCTGTTTTGTTGGACTTTGCTGTCCTCTTTATTTGCTGAAGATTGTAAGGATGTGGCGTATATTGGTTGCCCTGATATTGTACCCCTGTTCCGTCTTCTCCATAGTTATTTACAAACCTTAGCACATGAGTAGGATCTCCAGTTACCTCTCTCATATCTATTGTAAGTAGGTAGACCAAACCACCTAGATCTTCTTTTGCTCTATGAGTAACTAAGCTCATTGGCCTTCCTCCTTATTCGTTGTATAAATATTCTAAATTAAGAGACGCTTCAAAGATTGTCCCTGCTGTGTTTGTCTGTTTGAAAGAGTTAGGAACGATTCTCCAGATCCTTGTCTGTGCTATATCGAAAGGCTTCCACCTGACCATATTTGTTTGAGCTAATCGGTAAAAGTCTCTTACAACATCGATGTCATAGCTAACACCTTGTCCTTTATCAAACTCTAAAAGTTTCCACTTGACTTGCCATGTAGAATTTCTTGATGCCTCTACACTTGGGCCATTAAAACTTCTTTGTGATACCTTACCAGAATACTGTATTTCATTCAAGTCAAAACCATCTGATGTTGGTCCTGAATCTCTGTCAATAATATCCTGATAAGGAAGATCAATGATTGCCACTAATCTTCCTCCTTATTATTTAAATTGGATTTAAGAACCCACCTACCTCATTTTCTTCCTGTATGGTTTGCTGAGACACGCCCTGAGCGATTTGCTGCACACGTTCTTCATAATCCCTTAACCTCATCTCAATCAAGCCTACAGTGCGCTCTGATGCGTCTCCTTGGATGTTTATGACTGGAGAAGATGTAAATGAACCTCCACCACCTTGTCTAACAGGTAAACCTGCATTCATTCTTTCAAGAGTGTCTTTGTATCTAGCTGTAGCAGGGGCTGTCATCACTGACTCACCTCTTGCAATATTTGCCTTGATACTATCTGACCTTCCTGTACCTGCTCCTTGGATATCTACACCACCAAAGGCGAAAGAAGGTTCTTTTAAGGATTTAGCTTGACTTACTAACTGTGTACCAGTTGAAAAGGCTTCTGCTATTATAGGTATATTAGCTGGCCAACCTACTGCTGATGCCTTTGCTATGCTCTGAACAAGTGCAGTTGAAGTTTCAAAGATTGCAGCAGCTTTAGAGATCTTAGCTAACTTCTTACTGTTACCTGCAACCGCTGATAACATCTTAGCTCCACTAGATATGACACCAGCCACCTCTCCTTGCCTTGATAGTGCTTGAGCCTCTGCTGTGGCTTCCCAAGCAGCTATTTTAGCATTGGTTATCTTATCTTCATAATCTACATTTAGCTGCCTTTTTCTTTCCAGATATTGTTCTTCAGTTATAAGATCTTCTTCCTGCCACAACTCTTTAAGTTCTTTTTCCTGAACCCGCAATTCTTCCTGTAGAAGATTTAATTCTGTTGCTGCCTGAATAGCTCCTTCTTCATCTACAAAGAAACCTAGAGGAATAAGTATTTCATTCTTTTCATCCATGAAAGTGGCTTTAAGATTTTCTTTTAGTTTATCCACCATTTCTTGAGAAATGCCATTCTCAACATCTACAAGATTATCTAGCTTAATAAGTTCATCAGGAAGTGCTGATGTTAACTGGCTTAGTGTACCTTCTATCTGAGCACCGCCTGTAGATGAGAAACTAATACCTGCATCTGCTAAGTCCTGATACTTTTGTAGTTCAGATCTTTTAGCAGCTATTGCCTCCGCATTGCGTAATAGTTGTGTGTATTCTTCACTATCTAAAGCTATAGCATTTGTCTTGATAGTGTTCAGCGCTTTTAGACGCTCTTCTTCATAGATATATTCAGAAGACGTTTTACTTACACCAGTTGCTAATAACTTCTGTAACTCAATCTGCCTATTAAGTGTAGCTACGTTTGCACTATTAGAATCACTGGCTTTTAATGCATTGAGTACAGTTTGGTTACGTTGAGCTTTGAGTAATTCAACATTTTCTTGATATAAAGCTTTGGCCTGATCTGATGTAACTTCTCCACTCATGCGCTTTATATCATTAGCTGTTTTTATGCTGGCTGAGAGTTGTATATAAGCTTCTGAGTTTTTGAGGATACCACTTGTTGTTGCCTTGTAAAGTTCGACCTCTCTCTCAAGCCCGTCTTGCTGTGCTTGTAGGGACTTAGTCTTTTGAAGAACAGTGTTGTAAGTTACACGTTGCCTAGTGAGGTCGGATGTTGCTAGGATGTTCTCATAAATAATCTTTAGCTCTTTTTCTTGAACTGTAAGATTCTCTTTCCCACCTGCAATAATACTTTTAACCTTAGAGAGAGACTCTTCTGAAACAGCAAGCTCTCTTTTCCTAGCCTCTGTTAATGCATCTTGTCCAGCTTTAACTGAAAGGTAATAATCGCTAGCTGTATCCCCTGTCTGTAAGAAGGCTGCTGTAAGTTGCTTTTGTTTCTCAAGTTCTTGTTCAGAAGTATCTCTTGCTTTTTGCTGTGCATCTGTTAGAAGGGACACATAGTTAGAGTATTCACCATTTTGTTGCTTCTGTTTCTCTACCAGTTCCTCTTTAAGTCTTAGTAGTGAAATAGACTCTTTCTGCTCATCTGTGTAAAACCTGTCAGAAAGTTCTCTGGCCGAAATTATCCCATCACCTATTCCAACCCAAGATGCTTGCATCCTAAGGAAACCCTCAACAGCAGTTCCTGCCTCTAGTGATAACCTTCCCACCTTATCTGCAAGGCTAAGTTCATCACCTGACTTATTTAACTCTTCGAGACGCTGATCTATTAGAGCTATTTGCTTGGCTGTGTCTTCTGATGTCTTGGTAAGCCCCTGCATTTCATTTCTTTGCTTTCTCAGCGTGGTTTCAACGTCTGTCTCTGACAGTTGTTGTGCGAGCTCTAACCATTGTGACCAATTTTGAACAACTGTCCTAAGTGGTCCACTAGCTCCTCTCCCTAGCGTTTCGAACAATTCTGTCCATTGCTGGTTGACTGTATCGAGATCTCCAGCTAAAGTATCTGCTTGCGCCCTAGCTATATCCCCATACCTCCCATTAATTCTGCTTAGGATTATCTCTTGAGCTTCATAAAGTCTACCTTCTACTTGTAAACTCTTTATCCGATCCTTGTCACCTTTTTCAAGATCAATCCTTAACTCTTTTAGAGACTCTAGTTTAGAGATTGGATTATCTAGTACTCTGCCTAACTGGTTAACGACTTCTTTAGTAGATTTACCAGCTACAATAGCAATATCTTGAGATTTCCTTATGACATCTTCAAACACAGCAGATGAGACATTTGTAAAAGACAGGAGAGATTGGATACTGGTTCTTACATTATCTGTACTGTCTAAAGTGCCTCTTGCTATGTTTCTGGCCATCATATCTAATTGGGTAGCTGAGTACCCTGCTGCATTACCTGTTGCCTCTATTTGAGCTTCAAGTGTTTTAAATGCAACCTCAGACTCTTTAGCAGTTGTTATGCCTCTGGAGAGTTGTTGGGTGAATAATGCAACACCTATGCCAAGTCCTGTTAGGGCTATTGCCCCTCCTATGCCACCTGTAGATTTAAGGATAGCACTTAAGGTTGTAAGTCGCGATGCTATGCCACCTAATGGTCCATCTACAAGTGCTGCCTGTTTAGCCATGTCATCTAGGCCATCAGTGAACTTACTTGCACCTTTAGTGCCCTCTGTTGTCTCTTTTTGAAGACGCTTTCTGGCTGCTGTAGATTGCTCTATGGCTTTAGTATTTTTAACTATCTGGTTGTATTCATCAGACCCAGTTTTAAGTCCTTTCTGCTTAGCTTTCTCAATCCCAAGGATTTCACCTCTGGCTTCTGCATACTCATCACTTAATCTATCTAAGCCTTTCTCTTCTAGCTTGAGAAGTTTTGTTGCTGTCTCTCTAGCTATATTAGAAGATGCTAATGCTTTCTCCTGAGCTTTCTCAGCGGCTGTCTGTTTGCCTTGAGCTAGTGCCTCTAACTCTGCTGCCTTTTGTGATTTAGTCATCTCAGCTGCTTTCTGAGCTTGCTCTGCTGCTAATCTCTTAGAGGCTGTTGTTGCTAATTCTGTTGCCTTGATGTTGTTGAGAAGTATGTCATATTCTTTACTCCCTGTTTCTATACCTTTCTTAGCAGCAACTTCTCTAGCTTTTATAGCTGCTTGCTCAGTTGCATACGCATCACTGAGCTTGTGAAGACCTTGCTGGTGCAATCCTAACATGTCTACAGCTTTCTTCCTAGCAATCTCTGCTGCTTTTAGTGCTGTATTTAATTTAGTTTGAGAAGCTTCTTGTGCTTTATTCTCGGTACTTAACTTACCAAGACCTTTGTCTAATTGATCAAGCTTGCTTATTAAAGCATCAATTGCCGATGTTGTCTTCTCAACACTGTCATGCTTAATCCTGAGTTCGGCTTCTTGAGCCATAAGCTTTGCTCCTATTTATAATTATCTATTACTGTAGCTCTGTATGCAAGATCCATCTCCATCAGAACTTTGTATTCCCATTTGCTCACTTTCCTACCTGAGAGTTCAAAGTGATCTCTCATCTTAGTGGGATTAAGAGGAGGTACTCCTAAGTCTGTACTTTGCTCTCTTAGATAGTGTACATCCCAGAACAGGTCTATTAAGGATCCTACATCTGAAATGTCTAAGTTACGCTCTCTCTCCAACAAGTCAGATTTTTCACCAAACTTCTCTTCTTTGAGTTTATGAGCATTTCTGGCAACATGTACTTTCTTGCCTTTCCTGACTGGAACATCAAGTGCAGCGTGTAATTCTATCCATTCTACAACTATGCACTTGCACTTGGCAAAAAAGCTTCTCTATCCTTGATGAGAGCTGCTAACTGATTATAGATGTGATTGTTAGCTGGGTCTGAGAATAACTCAGAAGCTCTCTGAGGAGAGTATTCACCTTCAAAGAACCCTTCATCCCATTTTTCAATTGATGCGATTACAGCCTCTCTCATGAAGCTCTCAATGGCTTCTTTGAACTTTTCCTGAGGAACACTGATATCAACATCTTCTACTTTATCTTTCTCAGCCTTCTCTTTGATCTCTTGGATCTCTTTACGAGCAAGTTCAGTATCCTCTTGATAAGCAATGATATGAGGAGCCACCCGTTTCTGGTAAATAGGATCATCCTCTCCTCGAATCTCTACCCAACCTACCACAGTGTCTTTTTGTACCTTACCATCTTTATCTATGATGTCTAATTTGATATCTTTCTTAACTGTTCGGAATTGTGTTCCGCTAATTGTAAACTTTGTCATTAAATGTCTCCTTATTTTATTAATCCGTTCTTCTGTAAATTACCTATCCAGATACTCTCTACTTGAGGAACTGTTGGGGTTACCATCCCATTAGGAGCTTGTCTTGAACTACCTGCCTCTAAGTCCCATATGTAATCCACAGGATTATAAAACAATGACTCTGGGTATTTGTATAAATCTTTGACTTGGTATGAAATCGCATTTAAAGATGATAAACCTTTTCCGCCTTCAAACCCTGCCTCTCTCTCTGACTCTGTTGTATCATCTGCTGTGACATTCCAGTTATTAGATGCAAGACCTGTCTTGAGAGGTGTTTGATAGACAAGCTGTTCTCCAATCTCATACATAGTCACTTGATGAGAGATGATCAAGTCTTGCTTGATCATCTCCAGCTCACGAACAGTAGCCTTTATAGCTGCTGAAAGTGGGTTAGCCATCTAAAACACCGATAACAATACTGTCACCAACTAACTGATCAACAGTAGCCATACCGCTGATACTTGCTGTAACAAGACCTGAGTTAGGGTTGTTGAGTGTATATGCTGTTGCTTTGAAAGCTGGTAAGTAAAGAATTAAAGACTTATTACTTGCACGATCTTTCAGTTTAAGAAGAACCTTGTTATACATTTCATTCTTGAATGTTACGAAATCATCTTCACTTTGGAACAGTGCCTCATAATCTAATGTAATACGTAGCTTTCCAGATACTGTACCAATTGCATCGAAATCACAACCAACAAAATGAGTCTCTGTACCATTCTCAATACCAACCGTGCCTGACATCCAAATACAGCGAGTATTAGTGCCCTCTGAGATAAGCTCACCATCTTGTAATACAAGTGGATCATACTTAACATGAGGCACAACTGCTGTGTGAGCATCTGCGCTATCTGTTAATGCAGGATCAAACTGAGTATACTCTTGACTTGCATATTTGCCAGATGCTAACATAGAGAATGTAGCTTTAGCTGATGCGTCAGATGGTAGGTCAAATGAAACTCCAGACACAACTGCACCTGCTGTCATGAATCGTGCAATGGTTGCACCATCTTCAGAATACAAGATCTCTTCTGCATTGAAAGATTTAAGATTACGATCAGGGCGAATATTGTTAACTGGTTCTACAATCAAATCAACTGCTGTATCCGCAAGTGTTGCTTCTTTTTGAGCTGGACAATAGAATGTAACATCAGTAGCTGTAGCTGAAACAACTACTGCAATATCTGACAGGTTTTCTAAAGGAGCTTGAACTGTTAAGTTAAAGATTGTACCTGCCGCTATACCTGCTGTAGTTTGATCACCAGATAACATCGGAACAACTAATTCGAACTTCTTAGTTGCAGATACGCTTGCTGCTGTTAGTGTAACATCTGTGCCACTAAGTGTTGCTTCACCATACAAAGCTGATTCTAGCAATGCTGTGTAGTTCTCAGGATCAATTTCAACAGGGAAAGAACCTGCTACGTTTTTATTACCAAGTCGAACACTGTCTAGCTGTGCATTTGGTGTTCGTGCTTCTGACTCAATAGTGCCACGGGTCTCATCAAAACTACCATCGTTATTTTGGAAGTATTTGCCACCTGCATAACTTGAAGGTGGTTTTGCCCAACCCTGATCTTCCTCTACCAATGTAATTGTAGAGTTATCACCCTTAAAG